TCGGTATAATATATTTAAATATTAAAGGGAGATGGGAATGGGAAGATCAAAATTAACGCCAAGAGAAGAAGCATTAAAGCCTATTATTGCAGGTAATATAAAAAAATATTTAAATAAATTTAACAAGAAACCTGCAGATTTGCAACGAGGAACTGGAATAGCCCAAAGTACTATTAGTGATTATACTAGCGGAAAAACTTTGGTTAATCCTGGTAATGTTGAAAAAATTGCTAGTTTCTTTGGGATTTTAAAATCTGATATAGACCCAAGATTTAGCGATGAATGGGTAAGCGAAAATGAGTTTCCTATTATTGAAAAAACTATTGACGCAATGAAGCAACTCGAAGAGCCAAGACAAAAAATAGTTTTAAAAACTGCAACCAATCAATTAGATGAGCAAAACCAAGAAAAGAAAAAAGAATCTAAAGTGATTCCAATTAATAAGATGCCTGATGATTTACCACCATACATAAGTAGAAAGATATTAGAGAACTTCGTTATGCCTGCAAATACTATGGAATATGAGCCTGATGAAGACATGGTAGATGTCCCTATTCTTGGTAGGATAGCGGCCGGGCTTCCTCTTGATGCGGTTGAAAATTTCGATGGTACAAGACCAGTACCTGCGCACTTCTTATCTTCTGCTCGTAATTATTATTGGTTAATGGTTGATGGGCATAGCATGGAGCCAAAGATTCCGTTTGGATCTTATGTTTTAATTGAAGCTGTTCCTGATGTGACCGACGGTACTATTGGAGCTGTTCTTTTCCAAGATGATTGTCAGGCAACTTTAAAGAAAGTTTATCATGAAATAGATTGCTTGAGACTTGTGTCAATCAACAAAGAATTTAAAGACCAATTTGCTACACAAGACAATCCAGCAGCTGTAATCGGTCAAGCTGTCAAAGTAGAAATTGATTTATAAGTATATAATGTGCACCATCACAAAACTGGCAAGGAGAAAATTATGGGATTTAAAGAACTACTCAAAGCAAAATCACTCAGAGAATATTCAGACGCAAAAAAAGACCCTGAGAAAATGGAAGAATTAAAAAACAGAACACAAAACGAGGTATTAAAAAATGCTGGTGCTTCGCTAATTACTTCTTCAAGTTCTAAATTTGGTTTTAAATTGAGTGAAGATTCTATTAGCAAGGGATTTGAAACAAAACCACTTAATGATGTCACTGCAAGGATGTCACTGCAAGGCTTGAATCTGGTTCAGAACTTCAAGCCCGAGTGACAATGACGAGGCTTGTTGCGCTCGGGGTCTTTGCTTTTGCTGCAAAGAAGAAAAAAGGAGGAGAGAAATATCTAACAATCGAAGGACCCGATTTTGTCTGGACTACTGAAGTTAAAAGAGATAAAAAAGATATTGATAAAGCCATGAAATTCATTAATCAAATCAATACTAATTCAAAGATTTATTCAAAATCAATGCAAATTACCTCATCAACTACCAGTATAGCTGATGAATTAAAGAAATTTAAAGAATTACTTGATTCAGGCGCTATTACACAAGAAGAATTTGAAATTCAAAAATCTAAGTTATTAAAATAAACAAAAAAATCCACCCAAACTTTGGACGGAGCGGGCGGATTTAAACTATAAAGGTAGTGCAAAAGCTTTTAATAAGCTGTTTTACTGTACTCAATTTTAGCAAGAAATGGAGTAAAAATCAAATGTGGATAGAAGATTTACCAAATGGGAAGTATAAATATTTTGAAAGATACCGTGATCCACTGACAGAGAAATTAAAAAAGGTTTCTGTAACCCTGGATAAAAAAACACCACGAGCACAAAAAAGTGCACTTAAAGAATTAACTGAAAAAATAAATAAAATACTTTCTAATAATGAAGGAAGTGATATCACTTTTGTTGATTTATATGATGAATATTATAAAAACTGGTCTCCAACGGTCAAAGCCTCATCACTTCGTGGAACAACAGCCAATGATAATCGTATATTAGAGAAAATCGGTAAAAATACAAAAGCTAGAAATGTAAATCGCCGGTTAATCCAAGATTTAGTAAATGAGATGATGGACGAGGGCTATGCCTATAGCTACTACAATGGTTTCAAGAAAAGATTTCACTCCATTCTAGATTTCGGAGTTAGGATGGGTTATCTTGAAGTAAATGAAGCCAGTTTTGTTAAAGCTCCCAAAAAAATAAAAACTTTTAATGAAGTTCAGGAAAAACGAGATAGTTATCTTGAATTAAGTGATATTAAAAAAAATTCTTTCTGTTCTGAGAATAACTTCAAGAGTTGAGCATATTGCCAATTTTGTAGAATTTATGGCATATACTGGTGCTCGCTATGGTGAAACAGCTGCTCTTACAATTGATGAAATAGATTTGGAAAACGGGACAGTAACAATTAACGGCACTTATGACAGGGCGTTGAAAATAAAAACCACTCCGAAGACTGAGTTCTCTTACAGAACAATAACAATTTCAGAGAATATTAAAAATATAATCCAAGAACAACTTGAGTTATTAGAAATTCATCGCTCTTTGAAAGGTAATGATTTTAATAAAGATAACTATATTTTCTTTACTGTTAATGGCGCTGCAGTTGATTTGGACACTCTCAATGTGGTTGTAAGGAGAGCTGCAGAAAAAGTTGGAATAACAAAGCATATTACATCCCATATTTTTAGGCATTATCACATTGCTTTATTGGCAGAACTTGGAATACCTCTAAGCGCTGCAATGGATCGAGTGGGGCACACCGACTATAAGACAACTCTTAACATCTATTCACACGTCACAAAATCTGTTAAGATTGATATTGTTAAAAAACTAAATGAGATTAAATAA